TCTTTGTTGTACTAATTGACAGTGAAAATGCTCTTGACGAAACGTGGCTACACGCTCTAGGTGTAGAAACATCAGAAGACAAACTACTAAAACTAAACATGGCAATGATTGACGATGTTGCTAAAACTATTTCAACATTTATGGATGATTATCGTTCGATGAACGAAGAAGATCGTCCTAAAGTATTGTTTGTAGTTGATAGTCTAGGTATGCTTATGTCGCCAACTGAAGTTAATCAGTTTGAAGCAGGTGACATGAAAGGTGATATGGGTCGCAAGGCCAAAGCACTAAAAGCACTTGTAACTAACTGTGTTAATATGTTTGGTTCATACAATGTAGGCATGTGTGTTACTAACCACACTTATGCATCACAGGATATGTTTGATCCAGATGATAAGATTAGTGGCGGTAGTGGCTTCGTTTATGCTTCTTCAATGGTTGTTGCTATGAAGAAACTAAAACTTAAAGAAGATGCTGATGGTAACAAAACTTCAACAGTAAATGGTATTAGAGCAGCGTGTAAAGTTATGAAAACACGATACGCTAAACCGTTTGAAGCAGTACAAGTGAAGATTCCATATGAAACAGGAATGGATCCTTATTCAGGCATGTTTGATTTGCTAGAAGCAAAAGGCTTGCTTGAAAAACAAGGCAATCGTTACAAGTATGTTAGTAGTGATGGAGAAGAAACACTAGAATATCGTAAAAATTGGACAGGAGATAAACTCGAAATGATTATGTCGGATTTACCAAGAAAAGAAGAACAAATGGTAAATATGGCTGAAGCGGACGAAGAAGCCGTGGTAATTGATCATAACGAGGAGCTCTTGGATAATGAATGAAGAACAGATTGCTGATGTTTGGATGATGTTTAAAGAGTACTGTGATAAAAAGCAAATTGAAGTTGTAGCAGAAAAATATATAGATTTACTTGCTGATTACGGTGTTAGTGACGAAACTTTTAAGGAAGTAATCGGCACTGATATTGATCTAGATAATGCTGTATCATACTACTTAGACATTGATGCTGATAGTGATTATGACGAAGAAGAGTGGGACGAATAAATGGGTTGGTATAGTCGTGTAAGCCGTGATATTAATCAAATACCTGCGGCTATACAATACTTTGAAACTGAGCTACAAACAGCAAAGCAAGAAGTAAAACTCAAAGGCAATGTCGAAAAGGCAGCAGCAGAGATGCCCGGTATTGTTGAACATCGTTTCAATCAGCTTCAAGAAATCGAAGCAATACTTGAATACCTAAATATTGAGCTACGTAGATTGCGTAGCTCATTTTTTAAAAAATATCTTGAAAATTATCAACGTGCATTGAGCAGTCGTGACGTAGAAAAATATGTCGATGGCGAAGCAGACGTTGTTGATTATGAAAAAATTATAAATGAATTTGCACTTATGCGTAACAAATGGCTAGGAGTCTTAAAGGCACTTGACCAAAAGCAATGGCAGATAACTAATGTTGTAAAGCTTCGAGTAGCCGGAATGGAAGATGCAACATTATGATAATAAATCCTTATTTTATTTTAGAAGATGATAAAATCGTCAGCTACAATTCTAAAATAAAATTCTTAGATACATACGAAAATTTGTATTTTAAAATAGATAAAAAATATTCAAAATGGATCACAGATAAATCAGATCCTTTGTTAATATCTTTATTAATTCCTGCTATGAAAAACAGAGAGAATATTGAAGTACAAGGTACGATATCTAAGAAACTATATAATAATTTAGATAATATACAAGATTTATTAATTGCGGTAATGCCTGGTTTATCTAAAGTAAAAGTAGAAGCAGATATAATTGAAGATAAAGATATACGACATAAAGCAGTTTTATCTGGATTTTCTGCAGGAGTAGATGCTTTTACTACTTTTGAAGACTACTATCTAAATCCTAAATCTAAAATTAAGATAACTCATTTCTTATTTAATAATCTAACCTACGGAAGTCATAGGATTTATAGGAAAATAGATAATATTAATAAAATTAAACAGAAATATAACTTCCCTTTATTTCAAACATGGAGTAATTTGCATTCTTTTTATAAAAAAGGTCATAAAATAGGATTTGAGCAAACACACACAATGCGTAATGCAGCTATTCCTCATTTTTTAGGAGGAATGCCTAATTTATTTTTATATTCTTCTACATTTCATAAAGATTTGATCCAACCAATTAGATCTCATGATTTAGCTATTATAGATGACTTATTGTTACCTTTATTATCATCCAATACAGTACAATGTATGTCTGTGGGAAGTGAATACACTCGATTGGATAAAACTTTAAAAATTAGCAAGTTAGAAGATGCTTATCGGCATTTAGATACATGCATAGGGAAACAGACACGAAAATTTATTAATTGCGGAACATGTAGGAAATGCACTAGAGCATTATTAACATTTGAACTTGTAAATAAGAAAAATAATTTTAAAAATATTTTTAATTTAGAAGCATGGAATAGTGTTAGAGAAAATTACATTAAAGATTTGCCAAATCGCACACAATTAAACGATAACGAACTATATAATTATATATTAAAAAATTATAAGGAAATGCTATAGTGGATTATAAGGATGTATTTGTAAATTTTGATACATATGAAACTTTACTAGAAGAATCAAAAAAAAGAGAAAGATATGATAAAATTTCAATCTTAGAAACTGTAAATGGAACAAAAATTGCTGCTAGGCATAACATTTATGATGTTAAAATTATTAAAGAACAATTTTTAGATCTACAATATTTTCCAGATTTTTTTGAGGATAATTTTGCACCTAAAGTTGTATTAGACATTGGCGGATATATCGGAGATTTATCTCTATATTGTGCAGAAACTTTTGGATCAAAGGTTCATTGTTATGAACCAACTCCACAAAATTATAGAATTATAAAACGTAATCTAGAACTAAATCCTCATCTTAATGATATAATTACAGTTCATAACAAAGGTGTTTCTAGCTCAAATAAATTTTTAGAATTGAATGTACAAGAAATTTTAAGCGAAATACACGCATCTACGCATAAAAAATACAAAAGAGATGTTACAACAATTCAAGTACCTTGTGTATCTTTAGAAGATGCAATTAAAGAATTAAATGAACCAAAAATTGATTTGTTAAAAATTGATTGCGAAGGCGAAGAGTTCAACATCTTAGGAAATTGCAATACAGAAATATTAGCTAACAATGTAAAATATCTAGCATTTGAATATCATAATTTTGTTGAAGATTATAAGGATAAATTAGAAAATTTGTTAAATGATTTAGAGAAAAATTTTATTGTATTAAAAAAATCAAAAAAGTTATGTTTTTTAAAAAGTAAAAAATGATTTACGAAGTCCATAGAAAAGTAGAAAACAATATCGGTGATTACTATTGTAATCCTAGTAGGTATTTTAAATTTGAAAATCTTACTACCGGAGAACTGATGCACAATAAGTTTCCGATAAAAAATAACACACTTATTGTAGGTGGCGGTGGTCTCATCCACAAAAAATTTCAATTACATATTAAAGACTTATTAGATAAAAAGCCCAAACATAGTGTGTTATGGGGAATAGGACATAACTTTGGCAAGAAGCATGTTGAGAAGCAAAGCAATGATGTGTATTATCCAGATTGGACTAAAAGAGTATCGTTGCCAGGAATCAGAGATTACATTCCAGGATATCTAGATATGTATTTGCCTTGTGTTAGTTGTATGCACTCAGCATTTGATAAAAAATATAAAATACAACATGACCATGTATATTTTACACATGCCTTTAAAAGCAAGTACGAATACAAAGATGGTGATGTGCATTTAAAAAATAATGAAAAAGACTTTGACAAAGTTATAGAGTTCTTAGGAAGTGCAAATACTATTATTACAGATAGTTACCACGGTGCTTATTGGGGACAATTATTAGGAAGAGATGTAAGAGTAATTAGTTGGAGTGTAAAGTTTAACCATATGAAGCACACACCTAGCTTTGCAGAAGATATATTTTCTTGGAATACTACAAGTTCTCCTAGTCATATACCTAACGGATTTTTAGAAGAATGCAGAGATCTTAACACAAAATTTTATAATAAATTCTTAAATTTACTAGACTAGTTATATACGCAGATAAATATCTACATGAGTAAAGTTGTATTAGTTACAGGTGGTTTTGATCCTTTACACTCAGGACACATTGCCTATTTTAAAGCAGCACGAGAACTTGGAGATCACCTAGTAGTAGGTCTCAATTCAGATGCTTGGCTTACACGCAAAAAAGGTCGTCCGTTTATGCCTATTGAAGAACGGGCTGCTATTGTAAAAGAACTTGAATGTGTTGATGAAGTTATAACGTTTAACGATAACGACGGCACAGCATGTTTAGCAATAGGACAAGTATTATCTACAAAAGCAACAAAATGGAAATTAATATTTGCTAATGGCGGCGACAGAACCGATACTACAACACCTGAGTATGCTGCATGGGGAGATCATCCTGATGTAGAATTTGCGTTTGGTATAGGCGGTGAAGATAAAAAGAATTCAAGTAGTTGGATACTTAAAGAATGGAGTCAGCCTACTACAGAACGTGCCTGGGGCAGATAT